TCAAGCCGGTTCAACACCCGTCGCATCGGTTCAAAACGGTTCAATGGAAAGTCACGAGGCAAGTAAAAACGCCTCCTCCAGCTGGCAGTTCGAAGACCTCACCCAGCTCGCTTCCGGCATTGAACTGCCGCCAACGCCCACCGTGTTCCAACGCGAGGACGGACAAGGCCTCTTCTATAGGGGCGCGGTCAACGATTTGCACGGCGAACCCGGCTGCGGCAAAAGCATGCTCGCCCAGATCGCCACCGCCCAGGAACTCAAACAAGGACATGACGTGATCTACATCGACTATGAGGATTCGGCGCGCAACGTCGTCAAACGTCTCCTGCTGCTCGGCGTAACCGGCGAAGCCATCGTGACGCATCTCCACTACGTGCGGCCCAGCGCCAAGCCGAGCAGCCCCACCAGCCTCGACGGCTGGAAGGAAACCCTCGACTACGCGGACACGGCCACGCTGGCCATCATCGACGGCGTCACCAGCTGCCTCGCCTACGCCGGCCTCGACAGCAACAGCGGTGACGACATCGCCGCCTGGTACAACACCATGCCACGACTCATCAGCGCCTGTGGGCCAGCAGTCGTGCTCATCGACCACGTCGTCAAAAGCAAGGACAACCGGGGCCGCTACGCCGGCGGCAGCATGCAGAAACTCGCACTCATCGACGGCATCAGCTACTCGGTGGACATGACCAAACCAGTCGGCAAGGGCGTGCGCGGCACCATCGTCATCAAATCAGGCAAGGACCGCATCAGCGAGATCGAGGAGCATTGCGCCGTCAACTGGAGCAGCAACGGCAGCCACCTGCGCGAAGCCGCACGCATCGAAATCAACAGCACGGATCCGAAACTCATGCGCGTCACCATCGCACGCCCCAACATGATGCCCAGCGATGAAACCACGCGACAGCGCGGCCTCGAACGGCCAACCGGGCTCATGGAGAAGATCAGCCGGATCGTCGAGAACGCGCCCGAGGAGCCGAACCAGACCGAGATCATCGAACTGCTGAAGGACGACGGGTCAAGCGCCCGGAAGACCACCGTGCTCACCGCCATCAACCGGCTGCTCGAGGGCGAGTGGATCAGCAACCGCTCCGGACGAAACAACCGGAACATCTACGCCAGCGTCAGACCATACCGGCAGATGAACGACCCGAAATCGGACGCTTTCGTGGACCGGATGAGCAGGGAGGAGGCGAACGAATTGGATAAGGAAAACCATCTCGAAATCTAGTTGTTCCCGTTGTTCCCAGTTGTTCCGAGTTGTTCCGGGAACAACTGGAGTAGCGATGTCCAGCTGTTCCCAGCACTCCCCACCCACACTACGTGTGTGGGTGGGTGCGGGAACAACTGCGACTCGGCCCTCCGGAACAGCAAAAAAAGCACGTCAACGACACTAGTTGTTCCCAACCAAGAAAACGTCAGAAAGGAGACCGGAAGATGGCACTCACATTCAGGGAGCAGATCGAAGCGACCGCATGGGAGCTTGGCAATGGAGAGGGAACCACGCCCGAGCTTCGAAAGCGCTTCGATGCGGATTCTGAGACCCCGAACTTCGATCCGACCAAGGCGTTGGAGATGCTGCACATACTCCAGCTCATCAACTACAAGCAAGCCGGCAAGGGACGCGGACGCGCCCGCTGCCACTATCTGAAGAAACCCGAATACGGACTGCTCAACCTCAATGAGCCGAAACCAGCTCCCAAGGACGAGCGGGAGCGGGAAAACCGCATCCAATGGGCCAAGGACTTCCGCGTCATCGCCGACTGGCTCGACGCGAACTGTTACACGACTGAAAGCGAGGAAGCATGAAAGAATCCGTCACCATCCAATACCGCTGTGAGGATGCTGACACCAATCTGGTCGAAACCATCCCAATCGCCTCCATCGGCATCGACCAGTGGAGTCAAGGCCATCCCGTCCTGTTCAACCTTGACCGGAGAGGACATCACGGCCGCCGTATGCTCAGCGTACTCATCACCGCCTGCGAAGCGGTGCTGCATGAAATCCAGGACATCAAATGGGAGGACTGACCCATGGCCGAACCGATTGACCTCACCCAACAGGCCCTCGACGCATTGGCCTCATCGGGGCTGGGCAACGACAGTCCGGCCGAAGCATTCGTCATCGGCTACCAAACCGGCTGGAAGCAGGCAATCGACCTGTGTATTGAAATCGAAACACGACTCAACAAGGAGGAAACCGATGACCATGCTGCTTGACGAACGATTGCGTGATCTCGCGACGCAAACCCACCTGCTCGAGACGAAGGTGAGTTCTCTCGGCTGGATGGCCGGCGCCGACACGCAGACGCTGAAATCAATGACTCACGCTCAGGCACATCTCATGCTCGCCGAATGCGACCTGCTGGACGCAATCGAAGCGAACGGAAAGGAGGCAACGGAAAAATGACATATAGAGGCGTGGGCGAATGCGGCATGTGCGGCACCGTGCAGAAGCTCGTGACCAGTCAGCAAGCATTGTGCAGTGCTTGCTGGAAGTTCCGGCACGGTAGGGCGAAATCATGGCATGGCACGTGCCGAGCCTATGGTGCACGGCCGGTGCTGTTCCACACGCTTGACCCAGTATGCGACAGATGTCACGAGGAAAAGAAGAGCCAATCGATTTAAGCGACCCTGACGTTCAAAGCCAAATACAACAGTTTCGAGGAAAGGCAACGGAAGAATGAGCGACAAATTGGAGTCGGTATGGGCGGAGAGAACATGCTACATCACTGTCGATTGTCCTGAATGCGGCCACTCATACGGCTACGAAAAGAGTACCCGTGATGACGAGATTATCGGCAGTGTTGAGGAGTGCCGGGAATGCGGTACGAAATTCAGAATCTACGGAATTGAGGAATAGGGAAAGGTATGAGCGGCAAGCAGAAGGCCAGCGAGCGCAAACCCTCGTGGCTTCGCCAGTTCATTCCGAAGTCGAGTCCTCTCGTGGTCACGGTCTGCGAGGGGTGCGGATTGTACGTGATCGAGGATCGGGAGAGTGTGTGGGAGTCGTGGGATTACGGGTGTGTGGCGGGTGACGACCTGACCGTGGCGATAATCCTCGGCCGCCCGTTGACGCGCGTCACATGGCTGCCATCAGTCGGCTATCCGTTGTTGCGCAGCGTGAGCGGGAGCGCGGGCATCAGGCCGGATGGCCAATACCTCGCCGGGCATACATGCCATTTGGCTCGGGTGAGCGTCAAACCGTTCACGCCGCCGAAAAGAGACCGTCCGCCGGGCAAACCGTGGGGCGGGCCGAGACTGTCGAAGCAGGAGATAGCCGAATTCAAACGCATATGGAATATGCCGTATTCGCGGCTCAAATATGAGAAAGCCCCAACCGTGGTCGGCCAGGGCGATGAGATCCAATCATTATTCTAGCCGACCAGCCGGAAGGGGCTCAATGTGAACTGTCAGAACTGCAAGACGATGACCGAAGAGGGGTATTCAGTGTGCACGGCGTGCGAGCTGCGCTTCGCCGGCACGCTCCTGCGACTGGCGCGTGACGTCACGCCATTGCATGACAGCCTCGACGCCACATTGCATCCGGGCGGGCATTCGCCCGTGCGAATCCAGACGGCCACTCCCCCGACTCCTATCAGGCTTGACGTGCTCGACCTGATCGACATGCTCGACGCCACGGCCCGTGAACTATGGCGTTGCTTCGACGGCATCGACGCCTTGGACTGGCGCAAAGACAAACGCAACGAGGATCTGAAGGCCACGCTCATCGCATGCGCAGGCCACCCCAGGCTCGCCACGTTCGCGGACGCGGGCTTCTACATGCACGTCGTTGACGGCATCGCACGCAAAGTCGATGCTGCGCTGGACCCGCCGGAGCAACGCCGCGAAATCGGCACCTGCGAACTATGCGAGACCATGCTCACCGCTGGGGCAGCAGACCAGTGGGTGACATGCCCGGTCTGCGGGAGGGAACAGCGAGCGCAGACGGTTAAACTGCGTAGGCTCAAGACGTTGTGTTGGGATGATTCCAGGCGCGGGTCTGCGGCTGAGATAGCCAAGGTGTTCACGGACGCGGGAATCACCGTCAAAAGGCATACGCTCACCGTGTGGAAATCCCGAGGCAAGCTTGATGTCACGCCCCAAGGCATTTCATACAGCAGCGTCTACCGGCTCGTCATCAGTGGCGGACTTGACAAAGAGCTAACTGTGACCGCATAATGTCAGTGGATTAGTGTCGAAAAACCCAGCTCATGTGGCTGGGTTTTCGCGTATCTATGCTTTGTTTTTGCGTGGCCTTCCTCCGCCGACACCACGTCCCGGACGTTGAG